TTTTAATGTATCCCAACTGATACGGGGTCATTTGCCCCGCCTCATCTACCAGGGCAATATGTATCTCTGTTCCCTGAATACGGTCACAATCACTGTCGCGCTCCAGATACTGAAACTGAATGGTGCTACCGTTATAAAACTCGTATCGTTTGCGCGTCTCGTTAAAGATGCCAAGTTCTGACGGCATTTCCTTCTTCAACGGCTGTATGTGGTTGCTGTCCAGTTCAGGCAATGACCGCCTGAAGATGAACGCCTGTAAGCCGGGGTTCTCCAGGCAAAAGCCGATGACATCCCAGCGTCCACTGTGCGACTTGCCGCCGCCAGCAGCCCCGCCGAACAATATCTGCTTGGCACGACACTTATGCAGCAATGCCTGCTTTGGTTGCGGCGTGTAATCCAGCTTGATTGTCTTCTGGGCCACTAAATCGCTACCGGCTGTGGCACAAAGAAATCTGGCTGCTTGTAAGCGTCACCAATGCGCTTTACGGCAATATCGAAATAATTGCGGTTCAGTTCAACGCCAACGAATTTCCTACCCATTTGAGCGCAAGCAACGCCAGTCGTGCCGCTGCCCATGAAGGGATCGCAAATCAAATCACCCTCGTTCGTAAAATCTGCCAGCAACTCTTTCATCAACCGCAACGGCTTTTCTGTCGGATGAACGCCGTGCCGGTCCTTTGAGTTTGTCAGATGCGTGTAAACACCGCGCTTGCCGCCTGCGTTCCACTTTGACTTGCCAGAACCGCACCAAGACGCGATTACGTTTTCATACCCCATTGCTGGGCCTTGGCCGTTAAGCTGGGGCGTTGAATCAGGCTTTACCCATATACATGCACGCTTATACTTGGCTGTGGTCGCATTAATAGCGTCTGCCCAACGGCCTACGCCCTCTGGCGCACAGAAAATCAACGACCAGCCGTCACAGACATCAGCAATCAAGCCTGCAACGTCATCGCGTATATCATCAATGCAGTCAAAATCTAAAACACTCAGATCAGGCCCACCGTCAGTGCGTATCCTGCGCGCGGCAGACGCCTTGGCGTTATGCATAATTGCCTCATACGGCGGGTCTGTCACAATGTGATCAACAGCACCTATCGTCGGCAGCGCCTCGAGGCTGTTTGCGTGCAACAGTGTGCAATCGCCAATCTGATGCCCGTGCATAAACTACCTCTTTGAAATGCAGCACACGGCCCTGTGAGCCATGCCAGCCAGCCAAGCGCTTGCACGCCCAGCCATCAGGCACAGGCTCATCAGCAAGCGCGTAACACATGATCCAGCGCTGTTCTGCCACTACTCTGCCGCCTTGCCAAAATGCCGTTCCATAAATAGCAATGCAGCCTCGCTATTCTTAAAAGAAGGGTGACTAAGATCATACGCACCAGATGGAAAGCCCGGTGGTGGACTCCAGTCATCCCAGGAAGGCCGGTATTTCATCATCTTGCGATATTCACTGATGTTGCTCGCACGCCAAACCCAGCCTACAGCACGCATCAGGCAGTAATGCTCATCAGTAAAGCCCAGATGGGCGAAACGGTTTAAATAGTTGACCCAGACACTCTGCAAAGGCATCTCACCGCAAAGAGCCACCACCTGGTCAATGTTCTCCTGCGTGCAATAACGCTTGTCCCTCGACAGCATAATTACGCCAGCGCCGTCTATGAACGCACGCCTGTCGCTGCCATCAAAGGGCGCAAGGTCAATGATGCGGGGGCCAGTGTGCAACCTGAAATCCTGTGATTTTGTAGAAGCGCGCGTGTTTGTATAACGCCTTCGTCGTCGCGCGACGGCTGGCCTGGGGGCATGCCACGGGGGCCATCAGATTCTGATCCTGCCTTGCAGTCAGGTGGTCGTCAGTCCTGCAATGCACAGCCACGCTGGATCACAGCGCAAGCAGCACAGCCTTGTTATAGATTTGTTATAGTTTAGCTGCCAGGCGTGACGTCAATCACCTCTGTATCGCCGCCACGCTCGATGTTGATCTGCACCGCTACACCGCCACCTTTCTGGCTGTCAGAGCCAAACTCAGCCCTGTGAGCGCGTTCTAGGTACCAGCTATCGGCACGCCAGTCCTTTTCACCGGCTTTGCCTATGCGGCGCACCCTGAAAGCGACAGCAGCGCTTTCTGCTGCGCGTACCGCGTCACTAAATTCAGCGTCCTCATTCAGCCAGCGTGTCAGCGTGTTCTCATGCACACCCGCTGCACGCGCCGCGTGAACCTTTGGCACGCCTTCGTTAAGCATCTCAAGGATCACGCCACGCTTATCATTCCTGTCGATCAAAGCTGCCTTTGGTTGCGCCCCTGCAACCAGTTGCGGTTGCCCGTCAGGTTGCGGGGTTGCATTTGCCAGCATCAGGTTGCGCTTGTGCAACTCACGGCGCACAGCAATCGTGCGCGTCTTGCCCTTCAGCCATTCCTCACGCTTGCAGCGCTTCTGTATAGCCTGCCTTGTGACCTCATAGTCCTTGGCCACGCTAGTGTAGCCCTCACCGGCTTCTATACGCGCTCTGATAGCAGGCCAGTCAACTTGTGACGGCTGATACTTACGCATGATCTGTCCTGATTGGTTGCGCTGGTTGCGTCAGGTTGCACCCTGCAACCATATCTTGCGCCAGCATATCGAAACAGTACCAGATTTCGTGCCGTTGACAACACCCTTGCTGATATTTTTTGATTTACTACGCAACTATGCTTGACTTTAAAAGTCAAAGATGGGATATTAGCTGTGTAAGGTTAAGAAAAGGAGGAAGATCATGAACGTCTCAGTCACTATTGATAAGATGATTTACCACACAGATTCAATTACTGTTGAAGCAACACTGTCCTACGGTGCCATCAAAAAACCAAACAAGAAGATATGGGGCCTTCATGTAATTCGCCCAAAAGGCGAACAAACAGAGCGGGGGCTTTGGGGTTTTGTCTATAGCAGCAGCAATCGCACAATCAAATCTGAGGCGCTTCTGAATCTTATTGGCGAAGCTATTGATGAGTATGCGGCGGCCTAACGGCCCCGCCTACACTTCATAGGGAGGCTCCTAATGACTAAGAAAAATCTTGACCGACTAAGCACAATAATCGCGAAAATCGAAAGCCTTCAGGCTGAAACGAAACTGACGCAAGTAGAAAAAGATGCGCTTAGAGCCGCCAAGCAGCGTTTGATAGACATCTATAAATATTGATCTTGGCCTACACCTCATACCGATGCGCCCTCGCCCTATAGTGCAACCGCACCAACGCATCCATGTATCTGCGCTTTACCACCCTGCCATCCGTGCCTAGCTGCAACATTCTGGCCAGCCGCGTCCAGGGCGCCCCTCGTGCCTTGAATGCAGCACTATGCGCGACAGCCCAGACCAGCTTGCGATCATCCTGATCCATCAGGATCGTAAGCTGCATGGCCCGATCATAGTCTGTGATCTGTCTGCTTGTAGGCTTCAGTATTGTCTCGCCTTCCTGCGTCCAGCCATAGCCGTGCCAGTCCAGCGGATAGTCTGGCCATGATGACAGCTTCTGCTTTCGCATGGCTGGCGGCATGCGCCTGTCTGTTTCAGCTGCTGTTAAGAACAGATCATGCAATCCATTAACGTCGCTCATGCGCCTTCTCCATCTGTTCAATGAACTGCCGCTGTTGAAACTGGTTCCATTTCCAGTAGCGCTGCCGCGCCTCTTTAAACGCCTCTACCGACCAGTCTTGTCTGCATCGGCGCCATACCTTGTCCTGCCTGGATGCCCACTCGTCTGCCTTGAATTTGCCGGCGACACACCTGTAATTGAAATTTGTATGTTTTACAGATTGGCTTATAAGTCGTTGTATCTGTTCACCTTGCAATTTTTCACTTGACGGATTTTCGGACATTGTTAAAATCATCTCTTAGCGCAGGGCTATGCTTCTCAAGCATGGCCTTTTTTGTTTTCAACTTTTAATTCATGTCTTGGATAGCCTTCTGGCATAACGTCATGGCTTAGCTTAGTAACATAAGCTAGCTGTCGCGGACGGCTTCGCGTCGATTTCAAACCACAGATTTTGCACTCCGATTCGCACGATGTGCCACTGTGACCCGTGGCTGTCTGGCAGACCACGCAAAGGCCCAGCTTCTCGCGCCTCGCAAACGTGCCATCACCCTGCTGAATCATGCTGCACGCTCCGCATCCTGCACGGCTATGCCTTGTGCTATGTCTGCCAGCGCATCACGCAGATATCCCAGTGTGAGCGTGCCTGGCTGGCCCTGTAGCCATGCAGGCAGTGCCAAGTGCGCCCGATCCATGCTGTCGAACCAGCGGCTGCTGTGACGCCTGACAGGCACGCCATACAATTCTGCAATATAGAAAAGACCGCGCCCGTCTTGGATCAGGCGGCTGATTTCACGATCTGCATCTGCCAGGGCTTCAGTGCGGGTCATAACGCCAACTCCTGCGCTTCTGGCTGGCGTGACCATTTGATAGGCGTCTGCACACCGTCTAAGCGCCTTGCCATCGCTTCTGCATCAACACCGCGATCTTTGTAGTTTCTCGCGACATTAACGCTGTCAGCACTGGCAAAAGGCCAACGCTTGCCTGTCAGCGCAAGGCCACGCAGCATATGAATGTGCGGCATGTACTGATGGGCTTGTGCTAGTGCGTTGAACGCCTTGTCAGCCCGTGAGGCCCAAGCCTCACTTTCAATCTGCCAATATTGTGCTGTGCTACCAAAACAGACCCGTGGGTATCGGTCACAAAGGAAAAGCAAATAATCAATCGGCAGGCCCATGTGCCACACAGGCGCTGCCAGCTGGTTGGGATAGGGCCATTCAGCAAGCAACGCTTTTTGCTGCTCAACAGGCCCGTCAATGACATCAGGAATGACAGCCCAGTGTGGATGGCCCAGACGCGGCTCCAGCCATTCATAGTAGGCGCTGCGATCAAACATCAGCCCTTGCTTGAAGGTGGTGAACGCCCCGTTGTCCCACATCACGCTCTGACCAATCTGCAAGCAGATTTCTGCATCGTCTGGCCGCGCAAACGACACACAGAAATGCTTACCGGCCATAGCAAGCAGTTCTGCGCGTGGTGTCAGCGGTGTGCCGTGATAATGGATCACTGACTTGCTTTCCAACACGATGCGATGGTGATCGCTTTGTGGATGCCTTTAAGCCGACCCGCTGCGTAAGGAAATCTGGCGGCAAACTGTTCTGCTAAATCTTCCTGCAAAGCAGGCTTGCCATCGTTGGCCGCACAATCAACTATTTCCTCTGCCATGATCGGTATCTCTGTTTTCAAAGTCAGGTCGTAATGGATTTCTTCCCCATCAATCGGGCAAGCAGAGATGAATTTGAGTTTATACTGGTGCTTCATGGTTGCGCCTCTGAAGCAAGTACATCACGACAAAAGCACCGACCATTTTACTGATCGTCATCAGCACGACGCCGCCGATGCTGAAATATCCAATCATTGCCAAGAACACAGCGCTGTCCAAAGGCGTGCCGACAGCCGATGAAATGACTATGCGTTGGCCCAAAGGCCGCTTTGACACGGTGTAAACAAGCCAGTCGGCAGTCTCGCTGATCAGGAAAGCGACCACTGACGCCACAGCAACAAACGGATCAGCCAGGTAATAACTCAGCAAAGCGCCGATAAGCATTGCACCGACCACGCGGTGACCAATTTCACGCTGGCTAAAATCACGCAGCACAAAAATTAGCCCGACCAACAAGGACATTGGTGGCCACATCTCACCCAGCAATGGCATGGGCGGCACATAAACGAACCCCACATTGACTGCTAAAATACTGGCGACATAGGCCAGTGAAAATTTGTAGTTCTGCATCTGTCTTCTCCCTTTGTTGAAACTATTCATCGTCTATATCTTCCGGCGGCTCTACATAGCCCTGCCCGTCACAGGCAGGACACTCGCCGCTCCGTGTGTCTATGTATCCGCTGCCAGTCCTGTAATCAGGCCGTCCATATTCAATCTCGCAGACGCCTTGGCCCATGCACTGCTGGCATTCAAGCAATTCTTCCCATAGCCCAGGGTGGCGCATGACACGGACATAACGCGGTGCATCGAACTGATCCCTATCCACCTTCTGCCTCGCACATCTGCCGGATGATGTCGGCTTGGCTAGTGCCACGCAGATGCAGCAGGGGCTTCAGATACGCCTCAACATGCGCCAGGCGCTTTGCAGTGACGCAGTACACACCGCAACACTTCAGGCGTTCTTGGATGTCCTTCTGATTGGCTGACAAGCTGCCGCCCTTGGGGCGCTTCAACTCAATCATAATCGGCCCTTTGTCAGCCGGTTCACGCCAGCCGTGGTCAGGCACAAAGATTTCAAGATCAGGCCAGCCAGCCTGCATGCCCAGCTTTTTCAAGCGCATCTTGTATGCAACGTGACGCTTGCCCTCATTGGGCGAGTGATGCCACACGCTGCCCAGCGGCAGGGCCACCTGAAGCCAGTGAACTACATATTCTTGCAGTTCATCCTCTGTCATTGGCCAAGGCATAAAATGAGTTGGGCTGCACCTCGCCATCAGTCATGTCGGTGATGACCCGCATGAACCTAGTGGCAGGCACAGAGTAATTCGGATGATCAGGCGGCAGGCACCAACGACGCGCCACTGCTGCATGAGCGCAGCCCGTCATCTCTGCAAGCTTGGTGTATGACCAGCCTTTTTGATTGCGATATTGATCAAGTGTCATGCCGTACATCTAAACGCATTTGACATTAGAAGTAAATAGGTCTACATGAGATATATCTGACATTTAAAGTCAAAGGGTGTTACACTCATGCTCATGATCGAGAACAATTTACGCGCAATGATTGCCCAGTATCTCAGGAACAATCCTGAAGAAAGTCACAAGACGATTGCGGCTAAGAAAGGCGTGCGCCCTGAAACAGTGTCCAGGCACAGCCACGATAAGATTGATATGTCCATGCAGGACATCAATGATTACTCAAAGATACTGGGCTGCACCACATTTGACATCATGTACAAAAGCCAGCCCATGCCGATTGTGGCTATCGCGTCTTGTGAAAAATACGATGACCCTATTTGCTACACCCATGCACTGACGCCAGCTACCGCTGAATGTCTCTATGTTCACGGCATGCAACAAAAAAACTTAAGTGCAAGCTGGTTCAAGCTGCCACAAGATTATCAAGGCCCGTTCAAATCGTTTGACGGATGTTTTGAAATTTGGGATGCCACACCCTGTTTGACCAACACAATCAGCAAGGACGCTTTAATGAAACCGTGTGTGGTTCGCACAGTTGAGGAAGAACTGATTGGTGGGATTTTGTTTCCGCAACCTGGCAGCCACAAATATTCAATCGTGCAAAACTTCGGCGCAAAGCCAAACATCATCACTGATCTGGAACCAGAGTGGGCAGCGCCGATCATAAGCTATGTCATGCACCCAGAAATGATGGGCGCTAGTGTAGTCAAGTCTAGTCAAAATGCTTACGCGCTTGAGCGCAGCGAACTTATGTATAAATACATGAACGAAAGACGCAAACGCAAAGGCATGCCATTGCTGTAGCAAATATTTTTTAAACATCACGATTGACATTAGAAGTCATCGCATATTAAACCTCTACAGGAAGCTATTTCTGTTGAGGTTTTTTTATGTCGCTACCACCGTCCATCAAATGGGCTGCTGACAAGCACTATTTTCATCACAGCAATCCGGCATCAAAGCCATTATGTCGGACCTTGTTTGAAAAGTGCGTAATCCGTCCCAAGTTGTCCCAGGCTTGGGAAGTGGTGAAGGGCGACAAAGTTGGCGACGTACAGGCCGCAAAAGCTACAATAACCCTCTACAAAGATGACAATGCCAACATGCTGGCAGGGCGTGTGGTACAAGACTGTGCCAACCTCCATTTGATCGACGGCCACACCATTGAGGCTGTCATCCGGCAAGGTTTGAGCCGCTTGGATGAATACCAGCCGCGCACTTGGGATGATGGCAAGGATGAGCGCAAGCTAGCGGTCAACCGCGCAGAGTTTGCCGATGTGCTGACCAATGCCATTGAAGGCGTAAAAGAAGCACATGCCCACTACGGGCTAAACCGGATTGACGGTGAATCTGAAATCTTCACCAACTTGTCTGGCCTTGAACTACCTTATTCCGGATTTCCTGATTTCTCGCGCCGCATTGAACTCAAAACCAAATGGTCGAGCGCTGCTGCCAACACCAAGTCTGGCAAGCGTGCTGCCAGCCTGCCCACACAGCCCGACTGGTCACATACTTGCCAGGTCGCAGGCTACTGGGCTGGCACCGGCCTGATGCAGACAATTGTTTATGCCAACGCTAAAGATTACCGCGTGATGCACGCTGACAACAGCGACAGGCTGACAAATGACGGGCTGCAAGCTGCCCTCAATCACATCACTGCAAAATGCGCGATCCGCGAAAACATCCTGAAATCTGCCGATTCGGTGGAGCAAATGCTGCGCCT